CGATACGCATCTACAGCGGTCAGCAATCTTAAAGATCTACTAGGACAGTAATGGCCATTCAACAACAGATCCCTGGTGACGTACACATCAAGACTATCAGCGTCTTTACAGACAAAGGAGTCATCAATGCACTAGAGATCGTCAAGACTATGTCGATCTATGAGTCTATTCTACAGCCAGGTATCGTTGTTGAACTGGCTATCGAAGACTCGCGCAATATCCTATCCGAACTACCTCTACTCGGTGGTGAGAGGATGACGATCGAGCTATCAGCGATCGGCCGTAAGACTCGCAAACTCGACCTAGTCATCGCTCGTGTATATGACGCATCACCATCTAATAATATGCGTACTAAGACCTTCAGTATCGATGCTGTGAGTGAAGAGGTCATGATCGATAAGACCGTACAGGTCTGTAAGTCTTACAACACGACTATCTCATCTATGGTGTCGGATATTCTGACTCAGTTCTTGAAGACTAAGAAGAAGATCGATGTGCAGAATACGCGTGGCGTACAGAAGTTCCTTGTACCATCTGAGCGTCCATTCGGTGCTATCAAGATGCTACGCAATAGGTCTATATCGGTAGAAGATAAATCTTCGATGTATGTCTTCTTTGAGAACGCTGATGGATTCCATTATAAGACTATCGAAAAGCTGTTCTCAGATGGACAGGTTGGTGATCGTGTATTCTACAATGATCCGACCCTAGCCACTGATATCACTAAGTCATCGTTTCGTAACATTCTAAGCTACGAGCAGCCAGACCAGTTCGATCTAGCATCTAGACTTCGCACTGGTGGACTAGCGCACGAGGTAAAGAAGTTCGACATTAAGACATTAGAATACAAGACAAAGACCGTTACCTTCAAAGCATCCGACTATAAGTCAGCCGATGGCGCGTTTAAGTCGCCAGACTTGAGTAAGACGATCTCGAAATACGGTAAGAAGGCTGGCAGTGATAGCTGGGTAATTGGAGACTCAGGCAACCCAGATACGTTTATCTCAGATGGCCTAGGAGCCCGTCAGAATATGGCTGCCCTATTGGGCCAGGGTTTCCTCCATCTTCATGTATTTGGGGATTCTGAATTGACTGCGGGACAAACAATAGACCTCAATATCCTCGATAATAACTCGGCAACGGCTGATCCTAAGCTCCACGCACAGCTGTCCGGCAAGTATATCATCGCTCACATCCGTCATATCATTCTACCCGAGGGAACGATGCCGCGTTACACATGCGCGATTGAAGCACTCAAGGGCGGATACAGGAAAGAAGTATAATGCGCGACTCATTCATCGCTAAAGTGGTAGACGTCAACGATCCAGAAAAAGCTGGACGTGTAAAGATCCGTGCGTTTGGTCTGCATGATGACACAACAAATCTGCCGGATATCGATCTGCCATGGGCTCGATGCGTCTATCCGGTTACGAGTGCTCTGAATGGTGGAGTCACAGGTCCAACGACCGGACTCACTGTTGGGTCTACGGTCACTGGTCGTTTTATCGATATGGAGAAGCAGACGCCGATCGTGGAGGGAACTCTCGGACGTGCGGTCGCAGCCGATGGTGGGCCTGGCGACTTCCCACTGGCTAATGTCGGTGAGGATACGAATGACGTACTAAAGGAGAGCGTTACTAAGAAGGTTAACGACAAGCTTAAGTCATTCAAACTGCAGACGATTGGTAGTATCAACTATACCGGCCAGTCGATAGCTAGTCTTATTCAGAACGTCGAGCAGGGTAATGTAACTGGTGCTCTACGTGATATCAAGAACACTGCACGTAAGCTGAATGATCTTAAGAACACGGTAGAAGATATCGTACGTCGTGCCAATAACATCGGTGATCTAAGTCGTCAGGCTCTGATCGGTGAGATCCAGCAGGTCGGTAATCTAGTGTCTGCGTACTCACCCGAGACCGGTGGGCAGATCATTAGCACTGTCAATCACCTCACCGGCTTTATTACTGATGCATCGCTCGCGTCTCCAGTCAACTCTCTCAAGACCGCACTAAATAGAATCGGTGGCTCTAAGTTTGTTATGGGCAATACAATGGGCGACATCGAATCAGGCTTCGCAACTATCAAGACGCTAGCAAAAAAGAAGAAACAGATCCTTGGCTGAGAATCGTCTACCAGACTCGCAATACGCGGCAGAATATCCCTTCAACCAGACGACAGTAACGCGTTCTGGTCATGAGTTCCATGTGGACGATACACCTGGAGCAGAGCGACTACGTACTGCTCATAAGTCAGGCACCTTCTTCGAAGTCAGTGCTGATGGACGTAAGGTAGAACTTATCGTCGGTGACGGCTACAAGTACATCAAGGGTGGACTAACGCTCACAGTCGATAACAACTCAGACATCATGCTGAGTGGCAACCTGAAGTTAGTAGTCCAGGGCGATCTACACGCTGAGGTGCATGGTGATATGGACAGTGTCGTCTCTGGCGATGCTACAGTAGCTACAGTCGGCAACATGGTTGCAATGATCGGTGGTGACGCCTACACTAAAGTCGACGGTACTATGTCGGCTAAGGTAGACGGTAATATCAACGCGACTACTGGAGCTGATGCAGAGATACAGGTCGGTGGATCGGTCGCAGTCGTAGCTGGCGGCGATATCAACCTTGATGCCTCTAAGGTGAACATCAAGGGCGACCTAGCTGTTCAGGGTAAGATCGATGCAACTAAGGATATCGTCGGAATGAACAAGAGTCTAGCGACACACATCCACACAGGCGTACAGTCTGGACCGGCTACATCTGGTCCACCACAGTAAGGAAATAACACATGAGTCGCGCAGATAGACTAACACCACGTAGTAAGCAGGTCGAGTACTACTCGGACTTCTTGATTAACCTCGATCGTAATCCGATCAGTGGTGAGCTGGCTCGTGTTCAGAACGAGAGGTCTATCATTCGTGCTGTTAAGAACCTCATACTGACTGACGTCGGCGAGCGTCCTTTTAGTAATATCGGATCACGCATCCGTAGTCTTCTATTCGAGCCTATGGATGACATCACTGTCAGTCTACTGAAGGACTCGATCAACACGACCATTACACAACACGAGCCCCGAGTCCAACTATTGCTAGTTGAAGTCGAGGCTAATGAAGATCAGAATCATTACGATATTAGTATCACGTTCGCGATGGTTAACTCACCATCCGACGTGTTTAACTTCAGTACTGTTCTAAAGCGCGTACGCTAATAAATAAATGAAAAGAGGATAACGATGGCTAAAGTACCAGCACAACCAGTCTACATGGTCGATCCGCTAGCTAATAATGCTAGCGTTAAGATTGCGACTAAAGCTTACGCACAACCAGTTTATACAGTCGATCAGACTGGAGCTCCAGCATCAAGTGGAGGCACTGCAGCGGGTGTAACAAACCTAAAAGCGTCGAATACTCAAAAAATCCGGGCAGCACTGATTAAGGCAAAAACTGGGCGCGCGCGCGCCCGAATAATTACCGTAGGCGATAGCACTACGTCAGGGGTTGGTGCGCCAAACAAGCTCCTCTCTTATCCTATGCAATTGGCGACTGAGTTCGGAGCCCGAGGGATTCCTAACCGTTCTGATTTTAGCTACAGTATTCAGAATGACGATCCTCGCTGGGTTATTCCAGCCGCCTGGACGTCTGCAAGCAACCAAATGCGAGTAAACAATACCGACAGCTCGGTTCTTTCATTTACTCCGATCAAGACAGATGTAGATACATTCGACGTATTTCTAAGCGACGGCGGCGGAGCATCTGCCACGATCTCCCTTCAAATTGATAGCGGCGCGATCACGACGTTCACGCTAGGCGGAACGAATAACTGGGTTAAGCGAACACTAACTGCAACCGCAGGAACTCACACGCTCAATATGTTCCGGTCAGCAGGCACGGGTCAGGTCCGCGTCGTCGGCGTAGAGGCTTATAGCTCCACGGCTAAAGATCTAGCCGTTCTTAATATGGGCTTAAACGCCTCATTGACGAGTGACTGGGGTGTTACGGGATTTGGTTACTCGCCAAGAACAATGGCTACAAATCTTGCGGGCGACGCATATATCATAAATCTCGGAATTAATGACGCTGATTTTGGTGGAAACCTTACATCGTATGCCGCCAATTTACAAAGCATGATTACGAGCTTTAAGGCGATAGGCGACGTCATTCTTGTCTTTCCAAACCCTTGGTCCGGCAACTCATCCGCTGCTGTTCAGCAGCAATATGCAGCGGTAATGTACAACCTATCAGCATCTAATGACATTCCGCTATTTGATTTGAATTTGCGCTGGAAGGACTATGCAACTGTAAATAGTCTTGGGTTGATGTTTAATACTCTTCACCCGAATGAAGCTTTTTACAATGATGAAGCACGCTGGATTGCAACAGCAATCCTAGGTTCATAAACGATAACCTGATTCCATTATGACCAGCATCACGACCATTACACAACACGAGCCCCGAGTCCAACTATTGCTAGTTGAAGTCGAGGCTAATGAAGATCAGAATCATTACGATATTAGTATCACGTCGGATGGTTAACTCACCATCCGACGTGTTTAACTTCAGTACTGTGCTGAAGCGAGTACGTTAATCTTTAGCGATACGTTGGCGATCTTTGTCACCGTTTAGAAGAATACGCCAGCCGAAGTTTTTGGTTTCAAAGTCACGCACCCGATCACCTGGGTAGTACGGCACGCCACCAAACACTTCTCTTGTGTTCAGTGTATGTGTGAATGCAGTGGACAGCTTACGGGCAGTACCTCTAAACATAGCGTCCTCCATTAATCTTTAGTCATTCTATGTTTAAGCGCTTCAACGGTTAGCTCATGTAGATCGTTGAGCGCTTGCGTGTGCTTACAGGGCTCTTGACCAGCAGTCACCTTGTAAGCCTCATCTTCGATAGTCAGCTGAATGACACCGACCTGCAGCTCGAGGTACTCGATGCGCTTCATCAGCTTCTCGTTCTTCGCAACCAACTCTTCCATCGACTTCTGAAGAATATAGTTGTTACGACCCGCTGCAGCCAGCTCTTTACGAAGCGGCTCTGGATCGAATGGACCCTCGATCAGAAAGTTACAACAATCTGAAGCCCAGTCGTTGACCATGTATTCCTCGGGCATCCATTTCGACTGACACGCAGCCTCTAGAAGCGATTCCCAAAAGATCTTATCAAGATCAATCACGACTGGGTCAGACATCATTACTCTCCTGGTTCGTCGATATCAGGGATTGGCGCAGCCACATAATCCCAGCGGACACCCTTAAAGATCGGCAGATAGAGCATACCATCTTCGGTGTAACGTAGGAACGTAACAGTTCCCATGTCGCCGATGTACTTGGCCTTGTTCACCAACAGATCACGGCAGTACTCTTTGCTACCCTTTGGCGTGGCCTTGCACTTGTTACCATTCGGTAGGCGAACCCAGATGCGCTTAGCGACACCGGCCCAGTTGCCCTTACCCTCTTCGATATCAAGGATCTCGAACTCTTCGTCGAGCATCGGCTTGACCTTGATGAGTCCCTTCGAGGTCTTGCTCTCGTACAACGAGTTAAGAATGCGAACCATCGCACCCTCGTACTTGTCATCGAGGAAGCGCTCAGTGACCTCATCAACGAATGCGCCGTCGGCGTCCATGACACCCTCGACCATCGGGGTCATCTGGAACATATCACCGAACTGAGCGAGGTACTTGTAGTAGATCTGCCACAGATCGTAGTAGCGGCCGTCTACCAGAACACCGGCGTCGTTAAAGACCGCGTACGGCTTCTTGCTCGATGGGATGTCGTACAGATGATACTGTACGAGCTTCTTGATCTCTGCGTCCTCTTCAGGCGTAACCGAAGCATCCTTGAGGGCCGACATCAGGTCTTCAAAGCGCTCAGCGTGAGTGTGGTTGTAACCCTCACCATCGACTTCGAGTTCCGGATGATCGATGAATAGATCAGTGCCAGTCATAGCAGCAAAGATATGACGGAAGCCCGGGATGATCTTGCCATCCTGCGACTTAGCGCCAGCAGCCGACGTTAGAGCACGCATGCCGTCCAGCTTAGGCTGAACACCGATCTTAGTGCCGAGCTTTGGACGAGCCTTAACGTCCTTCCACTTGACTGACTTCATCGGCTTCGTGTAGTACTTCTTGTCGATATCAGCGATGTCGCGGCGATATTCGCGAGCCAGCTTCTTGGCGTAGGTAGCCTCGACTTCAGCGTGAGCCTGCTCTTCGCCGGTAGTCGCATTCGAGCGACCTGTATTCTTTGGCAGGCAAACGGTCCAAGCGGACGTCGTCT